CCATTCACACGCATGAGCATTTGTCACAACACATTGACCGCCAACAGAAAAAGCGTTCATCACACCACCATTCTCCTTTTTCATAAGGAGAGTATTGTACATCAGGCGGTGACGAACGAGAGACCAAGCATTCATGTCATAAGGCATTTCAGGGATGGCTAAATTCGGTTCTCTCAGCAAATCATTATCAACACGCGGCTCCTTATTCACAGACAACAATGAACTGTAAGTGGGTAATGAAACAACATTCTTGTCCACTGTTCGCGACACAGCTTTGTTCAACTCCTCGTAAGAAGATTGGAGAATAACATCAGCACAGACGGCTTCATAAAACTCGCGATCTTCTGGAGACATATGCTTCTTGACTGCATTGCGGAATGTGGCCTTAATTTCCTCATCGGAATACAAAATGCCCCTAGTCATAACAACACAAGCAATAGGATGTTTAAAAATCTCACACACATCAGGATCATTTGGTCGATCATCACACAAATGGCGCACTTGAAAGAAAAATTCCTTGTGATCACAATGCGCGAGCATCATCATCTTCTTCACGATAGGAACCTTGCGAGATTCCCACAGTTGGTCAATGTATTTCTTCATTTGATCACCATACAGAGCCATCAACATTGTTTGCCATTTCCTGCCAAACCAGTCGGCAAGTCCTTCCTCTTCTGCCAAAGCCTCTCGGCGAATTTGGTTATTCACAACATCCTTTCCAGAATATCCTTCCCGCCGAATAGTATTAGCGGGTCCACGCTCTCCATAAGATCGACTCTCTTCGACTATTTCCTTTTCCTCTTGCTCTTTGGCAACACCGCAAAACCACCGGGCGATTACTCCACCGATGGTCATTACAGCAGCACCAACGGTGAAATATTGGAAATATCTCTTAAGTTTCTGGCGCGTTTCCAAATTGGCCTTAGCTCTCTCAATCTTGTCCAAGCTTCCTGTAATATCTGCACAATCAAAGAACCTTTCCTCTTCATCCTCAACATTTCTGCCTTCAAACCATTTCTTCATATCCATAGTCCGAGGATCGATCCACGATGGTAAATACTTACTAGACGTAGTTGCAGGCAATTCTTTCGGATCAAGAGCTTGGAATTCCGCATCAGCTGCCTTCTTGAAATCGATCCGGGCAAAAGTCGCATCCAGTTTAGTCGCATCACGTTTCAGTGTTTCCATAACACGTGCACGTTTTTCTTCTTCAGGAAGGCCTGCTTCAAATCCATAAGTTTCCTCAAATACGCGTGCTGCAGCTGCAACACCTTCACACTCATGGCTTCTTGTAGCAGTAATATTAATTCTGCCACTCACATCTACAACTTTAGCTGGGATTAACATAGGAGGATGGTAGGGAAAATCTTCTCC